GGTATCTGTAGAACGTCCTCAACATATGTGGCTTCGTGTGTCTATTGGTATTCATGGACAAGACTTGGTCCGTGTTAAGGAAACATACGATTTAATGTCTCAAAAGTACTTTACTCATGCTACTCCTACATTGTTCAATGCCGGTACTCCTCACCCTCAGCTTAGCTCTTGCTTCTTGCTAGCTATGGAGAATGATAGTATTGAGGGTATTTACAATACATTGAAGGATTGCGCTCTTATTTCTAAGTGGGCTGGTGGAATTGGGCTGCATATTCATAACATTCGTGCATCGGGTAGTCATATTCGTGGAACAAATGGCTCGTCTAATGGTATTGTACCTATGCTAAAGGTCTTCAATAACACTGCGAAATATGTTGACCAAGGAGGCGGAAAGCGTAATGGCTCGTTTGCTATTTATTTGGAGCCTTGGCATGCGGATATTGAGAACTTCCTTCAGATGCGTAAGAATCATGGTGATGAGGACCTCAAGGCTAGAGACCTGTTTTATGCTCTTTGGATTCCCGATTTGTTTATGGAACGTGTTAAGGCTGATGGACAATGGACTCTAATGTGTCCTGACGAATGCCCTGGCTTAGCAGATGTTTACGGAGATGATTTTAAGGAGCTTTATATCAAGTACGAAACCAGCGGTAAAGGTAGGCGGTCAGTAAAGGCACGTGAGCTATGGTTCCAAGTCATGGATGCACAGATGGAGACAGGTACACCTTATTTGTGTTACAAGGATGCTGCGAATAAGAAGTCCAATCAACAGAATGTTGGCACGATTAAATCATCCAACCTTTGCAGTGAAATCATTGAGTATTCTGACAAGGATGAGAGCGCAGTGTGTAATTTGGCAAGTTTAGCTCTTCCTGCTTTCGTAAACACAACAAATCCTGATTCACCTTTTATTGATTATGAAAAACTCCATCAAGTTACCAAGGTTGTAACATATAATCTCAATAAGGTGATTGATGTGAATTATTATCCTACTGAAAAGACTAGACGTAGTAATATGCGTCACAGACCAATTGGTGTTGGTGTTCAGGGATTGGCTGACGTATTTATGCTTATGAATATTGCTTTTACTAGCGACGAAGCAAAACTTATTAACAAGCGTATCTTTGAGACGATTTATCATGCTGCCGTAGAAAGTTCATGTGAACTAGCTGGAATTGAAGGACCCTATGAAACCTTCGCTGGCTCTCCTGCATCAAAGGGTCAACTCCAATTTGACCTTTGGAATGTGGACCCTAGTGCATCTGAACAGCGTTATGATTGGAATACACTCAAGCAAAAGGTACAACAAATTGGACTCCGCAATTCTCTGCTCTTGGCTCCTATGCCCACTGCATCTACTTCCCAGATTCTTGGATATAATGAGTGCATTGAACCTATCACATCTAATATTTATAACCGTCGTACTCTAGCTGGTGAGTTTATTTTGGCGAATAAGTATTTGATGAATGATTTGATTAAGTTGGACCTATGGAATGAGAAAATCAAGAACAATATTATTGCTAACCATGGCTCCGTGCAACATATTGATGTTATTCCTCAACATATTCGTGATAAATATAAGACAGTATGGGAGATTCCTATGAGAACTTTGATTGATATGGCTGCTGACCGTGGTGCATTTATCTGTCAAAGTCAGAGTTTGAACTTGTGGTTGGAGGACCCTAACTATAGTAATCTTACATCTATGCATTTCTATGCATGGCAAAAGGGTCTGAAGACTGGGATTTATTATTTGAGACGTAGGGCCAGGTACCAAGCTCAACAGTTTACGATTGAGCCAGAAAAAAAGGATATTAGTGGAAATATTTATGAAGAGGAAGAAGAGATTTGTGAAATGTGCAGTGCATAAAGGAAACCGACCTGCGGAGCTTTCACGGACCATTCTTTACCATTTTGATTAAAAAGGTTTTTTATTAATTATATTTTTTAATTCAAACCCCCTAAAAAATTGATTTGTGTGTTACAACTGTTTTTGTTACATCAAAAAAACTCTAAAATGGAAACTTGCGTTATTGTTCCATCCCACATTAGTAATATAAATCGCACAAAAATGTTGATGCAATGTTTACATTTGCTTACTAATCAAACAACAAAAATTCCTATATATTTATCAATATCATTTGAATCTGAAATAGATAAAATCTTATTCAACAAGTTAATTGAAAAGAATGACTTATTGAATAATGAAACATTATACATTATTTATCAATCCCAACGAACTAGTCAATTCAGGCATATAGAAAATGTAGTTGATAATATAAAAGATGTATATAAATATGTTATGTTCTGTGATGATGACGACACGTATGAGATTGAACGTGTAGAAAAATTTATGACGTTAATTGAACACGGAATTACCAATTGCCCCAAAGATAAAATATTTGCAGGGTGTTATGAAAGGGATTTACAACAAGGTAGCCACAGCTTGTCTTTTTATGAATATTGGTCATATTGTGTAAATATAGAGATTATTTTAAATTTTTATAAAATTTTAAAAACAAGTAACTATGGTTATGTAATTGATAATACAATGTGTGATGTATTATTTGCAACTTATTTAAGATGTTTAGATAACCGACATATGTTTGTTTCTGTATGCGAAAAACTATATAATTATAATAGGAATGAATTCAGTATAACAGGAACTATTTCAAAAAATAACAAAAGAAATAGGGAGGAATGTCTTCAAACATATACAAATAATTTTGAATTGTTTATAAAAAACACAAATGAAGATATCGAACGTCAGATGGAAGAAATTAAAAATCACATTTTCGTTAAGTATTCAATGAGAAAAACTTCATTAGACGATATATTAAAACTATGTTTGAAAGAAAATTATATTTATAAAGATAAAATAGATAAAAACATTTTATCAAAAATAAAGCATGAATATGATACGGTCAAGGGGGTGTGTGATGTTTTATATCAATATAAATAATCATCATTCAAAGAAAAAAATGTAATATTATTAATGAGTGGGGTAAGACATATACAAGAAACATATAGGCCTCCGTCCTTGTATAACAAAACTTCTACTTAGGAACCATTGGTTCCACCTATACCATGGCGCATCTTCAAATAACATTTTAAACAAGCATTTACATCTACCATAGAGTTATGTAGTCCATCTGGAACTTCATCAAACAATTTTTTATGAAGTTCAGAAAGCCTTGGCCATTTTTTTGTTGTCCTTGAATCCACTGTAATCGCACACAATTCTGTTCCGTTCTTCATTGTGCAATATCTTTGAACTCCCTTTAATTTCTCATAAATCTTACTGAATATTGTAAAACAATAAGGAATCCTAGCAAGAATCACTTCACGATTTCGCTGTAATTCAATTGAAATCATCTTCTCATCAAACTCAATATTATGAGCAACAATAACCTCAGCTAGCATATACGCATCATAAAACCTGTCTAGAACTTCAATAATGCTTTTCCCTTTCTCATTGCACATTTGTTTATTGATTCCAGTGAGTTCTGTTACTTTCTCAGAAATCTCAATGTCTTCAGGTAACTTAATATAAGAATCGTAAGTATAAACTGCTCTAGACTCAATAATATCATATAATACAAAGCTCAATTGAATAATATAAGGATATGATTCAATTGGAATTTCAGGTTCACTGACTTGTCCGCTAGTTTGTTCCCCTTTTTTTGCTCTAATTTTCTTAGGCAAAAGACCCGTGGTTTCTACGTCAAAAACCAGTATCATTCTTTTTCTTATCGGTGCATAAATCTTGATGTGTGACATTTTTTAAATTAACTAATGCTTTGAGAAAGTAATCAATTTTTTAATTGTCAACCAAACTTTTCATAAAGTCTAAATTGCACCTATTAGTTTGGTGTAAAATAACATATAATTCACCATTGTTATTTAATATTCTATTATCCTGAATATTCAAGTTTTCAAAAGCAACTCTATCTAATGTTAGAATTTGAGACTCATTATATGGTAATATCTTTCTAAAATCCGCATTAGTGTAATTATAAATATAAATATTATATAATCCTTGGTCGTTTACGCCTTTTTCTACCGGTCTTTTACTTTGAATATCCACATAAAACTTTAAATAATCTAGAATTCCCCAATATTTACCCAGAATAGTACCGGCACATAACACTGGTTGGTTTTCAAAATTATCAGTATAATAATTAGCCACAGTAAATGATTCGTTAATCCAATATCTGTTTAAATTTGAGCTCATATTGTCGTTTTCTGTGATTATATTTTTCTCTGCCGCACAATATATTTGTTCATCAAATTCAATAGAAAATGGGTCGCCCTGAAAGATGACATCATCTAAGTCACTAAACATTATTTTATTTATGTCGTGAATAAACCATTTTGATATTATATCATAATATATTTCAAAACGATAAAACATCATATCATATTTTAAATTGAAATCGGTATAGATATAAAAATTATGCTCATTGCAGAATTCTTCTAGTTCAGCGAATAGTTTCTCTTTCTCACATATTATAATTACTTTGCATTCTTGGTTATGCTGGCGCAAGCTTTTGGCAAAATAATATAAACCACCCTTATCTGTTTTAACACTATTATATCCATTATAAACACCAAAAATAACATTCATTTTATTATTTTAATATTTTAATTTAAATAATAAAACTCATTTCGGATACCACTATTCAAAAGGTATATCAAACAACTTATTACAAATCCCCCGCCAATATTCATGATTAGACTTTATTTTCTCTAAATGGCAGCTATCCACAAATCCAAATAGCTCTGAATCTGACCTAAATTCTGCTCGTAAAATATAATCCAATTCACAACCAACTATTGTTCTCAAGAAAATATCATGTAGATAAACCTCCATGTTTTCATACAGACATTCATTCCAATCCACCACATAATCAGCGAATTTTATATCTGTAATACCTGGTTGTTGATTAAATCTTGTATATCGTTGTTGATTACCTTTAATATAACCTGTTATGCTATCACTATTTTCCTCTACCCGATAATTATACAAATTCTCCTTTAATTGACAATATAAATGGTCCGGAGATGACCTACGTAAATATTCTGCGAATAATACATCACAGCATTTATTATCTACGATATCTTGATAGTCCACCAATCTCTCATAGAACTTTCCTATCATTTCTATATTCACACAATAACACCAATATTCGTGGCGATGCTCTCTATGGTCCTTTCCAAATGTGCTTTCATATAGTCCAGCCAGAGTTTTATTCATTTGTTTGCATTGCTGGTCGCCAGAGTAAATATTTTGTACTACCCTTTCAACACGGTTAGTTTCATACGTATCGTCGTCATCACAAAACATTACCCATTTGTATTTTTTCATTAACTCTGGATATAATAAATAAATATGTCGCATCTGAGGTGTTTTGTTTTCTTGAATTCGCAGATTTATTTTATTACATAATTCAGAAAGAATTTGGTTATTAAAGAATTCATCTTTAATTTCCTGTTTTTGAAAAGATATAGATAAATAAATAGAAATAGGGATACTTTGTTTCAGAAGAGATTCTAAACATTCTATTAAATAATTGATACGTTTTGTATTAGATAAATGAGATGCTATAATTATACAAAATGAATTTACAAAGTTATCCATAGAAATCAATATATGTAATATTGTAGATGTTTTTTTAGTTTATTATATGTAAAAAATATAATTGCTAATAATAATATAATGCCACAATTATCATTAGTTATTACATTTATAAATAAAGATAATGAGAAAGCAATAAATAATTTTGAAACTATAGCTAAATCAGGCATTCCTATTTGTTTTTATACAAAATATAATTCTCTTGCTGAGATTATAAAAAACAAAGCGTATCCAAATGTTAAACTAATGAAACCATATAATTTAGAAGACACGTTCGTGTATAAAACATGTCAACAACTAGAATACTCTTTACCAGATATTAGAAATATAGAGAAAGATACTGAGGAATATATTCTTATGCGGCATTCTGTATTAGAATTAGTAAACCACGCAATTGAAGAAAACCCTTGGAATTCAACTCATTTTTCATGGATAGATATTTCAGCAGATTTTATATTTAATAACAGTGACAATATTGGTGAATTTATGCATATATTATCTACACGGAAGTTTCAATCAAATATTTTTGTATTACCAGGATGTTGGAATAAATTAGAGAAAAACAAGGCAGACGTTCTATTTAATGCAGTATATTGGCGATTTTCTGGGCCACTATTTTTAGGAGATACTCAATCCATTTCTAAATTCTATGGTATTTACAAGTCTATGTTTGAGACATTTATTAAAAATCATAAAAAATTGGTTTGGGATTTTAATTTTTGGGCATGGTTAGAAGCTAATACAGATTGGAAACCAGATTGGTATTACGGAGACCACAATGATAGTATCTTTAAAATACCAACTAAGTATTATGCTTTAATGTTAAATGATAAACTTCAAAAAACTGCATATGATTACCCCATTATTGAAAAATTTTTTCCATCTAATACTGCTTATCTTTATCATGATAGTAAACACATTTTAAATACTAGATTTGTTAATTATTCTTACGGATCAAGTGGAGGTTATTTAATCAATCATGAAAAAGATACGATTATTTCAAAAAACATAGTTTCTATTTTAAATGATAACTTATTACCATATGGATATGATGAAATGGACGAAACTAATATATGTCTTCAGCACAATGATTCATATTCTGTTGGATTAGAAGACATAAGATTATATTCATATAACGGCATAATTAAATTCATAGCTACAAATGTAAATTATGTTGGGAATAGAGCAAACCGCATGATAGTTGGTGAATATGATATTATAAACAATTGTTATGTGAACAGTAAAATAATACAGCCTCCTACAAAGACACTTTGTGAGAAAAACTGGGTGCCTATTATTAAAGATGGTGAAGAAAATTTTATTTATACGTGGTCGCCATTTCAAATCGGTAAAATTAACCAGGAGACGAATGTACTTGAAATAGTTGAATCACACAATATAAAATCCCCAGATTTTCACAGAATTCGCGGGTCTACTATTTTTATTGATTATGACGAAAGCTACAGGATTGGTGTTGTTCATTTCTGCGAGGAAACTTGTCCACGACAATATTATCATATATTAGTCGTATTAGATAAAAATACTTTGAAACCCATTAGTTATTCAGACCCCTTCTGTTTTCAACATTATGGTGTAGAATTTTGTATTGGTTTTACTATGACAGATGATAATTATGTATTTTGGGTATCTAACAAAGATAACGATACTGTTATGGTAAGTTTAGATTTTTCTGAAATCCCTATACATCACTCCGTAAATTATGCATAATAGAGAAATAATATAAACGTTTTGGATTATATTATTTATTACAATGAATCGCATAGAACAAATGAAAAAAGTTCAAGCTGAGGGTCTAGCTCTATTTACTAGAAAAAATATTGACTATGGAGATGCTTTCGCAAAATATGGGGTAATTGGTGTATTAATGCGTATTGAAGATAAAATTCAGCGCTCTATGTCAATAACAAAAAATGGAGTGAATCTTATTAATGATGAGGGTATTCGTGATACTTTAATTGATTTACATAATTATGCAGCAATGGCCCTGATGTTACTGGATGAAGAGGGAACTAATAGTTCCCCCTTACCCCCTCCTTAACTTAACTAACTTTGTAAAAGGAGGGACTCGCTAAGCGAAAGCAGGGTTTCCGAAGGTTCCTTGGTTCCCTGCTTTAATATATTTTAACTACCTTTTTGTTTGTTTTCCGCAATCTAGACAAGTTATAAAAATTGTTGCAGGTTCGTCTGCACTCCTCGTCTGCATTTCAAAATAACTTGAGCGTTTTGACTTGCACTTCCTGCAAGTAAACATATCTGTAGATGCCTGAACATTTGTTGTAAATTTGCTAGCATCTCTCGTCATCTTACGTTCAATTCTACTACGCCAATGCTCATGGTCCATTTCTTGATGCGTCATGAATGCCAAAGTCTGAGGAGCTAGTTCACCACTCTTTACGATGGCAAGAAGCTCTGGGTTTTTCAAGTTTACATAGATACTTCTCAAACGATCAATATAGATTTGCGCGAAATATGGATTCTCCCACTTCTTAATAATTTTTCTACTGTTTGCCTCCTTAATCGCATAATTAAATACACCTTTTTCTAGATTAATACTATTCTTCTCATCTTCCAATACTTCGCCAATCTTGTCAACTACGTTTTTGCGAAAAGCTTCGGGATTTGAAATCTTATGCATGATGCTTATTTTATTGATATTATCTTTATATTTTAATATCAATCAATTTTTTTCCCTGTCTTAAATGGGGACATTACATAGTTCAAATACATCGCTACCTTGAAATTCTGTAGTCGCCATAATCTTGCGACAACTATAAAATATGTTTTTACTCATTAAATAATGATTAAAATTAAAATCGGTTGCTTTCAAAAATCCCACTGTATTAAAATACTCAACTAGATTCCTCGCACCCTTTCTTGTTACTATATATGCCAATGAACATGGATTCATGTCCTTATCTAAACGACCAACGTAGTCGTTTATATTTTCTATAATAATTGTTTCCTCACTATCTTTCTCAAAATCCCAAGGGATAACATGAGACCCATCCGCCAGCATATTAGCTCCAATATTCATTAATTCTGTATCTTCAGGTAAATTCTCAATAAGATTATCTATATATTCCACGAAATTATTATTCAACTTAGCATCATCCTGGAATACAATACCGTATTCGTAATTATTGATAACTATATCATTTATTATCTTAAAATGACTTAATTGGTTTCCCATAATTTTTCTTGTTAATTCTTCGGCAATCTTATAATATTTCTCTTGCATGTTGTTTTTACGATAAAAATCCAGGGTTCTAAAATAATCGCAATTAACAAACATTTTGTATATATCTTCTGTAAAATTGTAAGTTAATCCATCTATCGCTTGAAATCTTTGTATCTTTGAGAAAGGTAAATTATGTTGTCTACATTGATTTAAAAAATGTGTGTTTCTATCTGGTCTTCTATCTAAGTTAATATAATAAATCTTATCTATCTTATTCATTATATTATAAAATATACTGGTTTTAATATCTTTTTACATAAAATGTGTTTCTGAAGGTTGAATTGGATCTTTCTGAAAAACAGTAAGCGCTTTTGGCCAATCTCCACCATATATGGATAAGTTAAAAACATGTGGATTCTTCATATGACACCGTATATAAACATGTTGGTCATCATCCGATACACCACGACTATACATCTCATTTACACAACTATGATAAAGAGTTTGAAAATATTCCATAATATGTGTTGGTCCAGCATAAAAGGCTCCAATAAATAGCTCATACGCATATAATAATGTAAACATTATATCTTTATCTTGCTCCATAATTTGGCGACGTAAGCATATTGTTATTTTATTCATGTCTAATTTGTCAGTATCTATTGTATCAATTGGTAACGGACTACCATCTTTATGATAAGTACTGAAATAACCAAAATCAGTCCAAGCAGTATAATACGTATTAATATGTTTGTTTTTAATAGCGTGAACTATAAAATCTATCTTAGAATGGTTAATCACATTATATTCTGGATATATATTTTCAGGGCACATATGCTCACGAACGCCAGTTTCTGGTATACCATTTGGATACATAACATCTAATCGCTTTGTTAAAAACTTTTTAAATTCAGGGTGATTTAATATCTGCCGATCCTTTTCTATATTTGTCCATGCATGAATATTCTCATCTAACCATTGTCTAGTTATTGGGATAAACATCTTGTTCTTATGGGGACTTTTTTCGTATGCACTGATAACTTTATCAATATACTTTTCATCAATATAACATATCATCTTGTATGGATAATTCAAATAATTCAAGAAAGAATCAATGTAGAATTCAGTTGTGCGTTTAAAATCTTGATTCGGCCAGTTATCTCTACCAATATCTAGAAAAGCGGTTACTAGGGTTATATCGTCGTCCATGTTATTAATAGTATAAAAAATAAAAATTTTATATTATTTTGAAAGAGAAATAATTATTCATTTACTTTCTTCTTGTTTTTCTATTCTTTCTTGTTTTTGATTTCTTACTTTTTCTTTTACCACCATAACTGTATGTTTCTTCTACTGTTTTTCGTTCATTTTCTCCCATAATTACTCTATACTCTACTAGGTCTTTTTGTTGTTCTGCTGCATTAGTAATCTTATCTCCTACTTTTATTTTATCATACTTTTCTTTTAAAAAAGTATCAACATCGCTTGATTCGGGTATTATCCAATGCCTTGTTCTACTACTAGAATGACTTTTTCTACTACTAGACATTATATATTATAAATATATTATTTTCTAAACATATTCCTCCTCGCTCAATTCGCTAGTGCAATCTAGATAGTTTTCTGGCTCTGCAATACTAGTAAATACATTAGCAGGTGCCTTCTTGGTCTTTTTATCAGTAGTTTTTCCCTTCTTTTTATCAGCAGCCTTTGGTTTCTTTATAACTTTTGCCTTCTTCGTATAAACCTCCTCATCATCATCATCTGCTTCCTCCTCTTCCTCTTCTTCCTCCTCATCTTCATCATCTTCTTCCTCATCATCATCTACAACAAAATCATCTTTTACATAGCCATCCTTGGTTCTTGGTAGTCCATCATCCTCTTCATCTTCACTATCTTCATCACTATCCTCATCTCCTATATCCTCAAAACCACCAAACAGGTAATCATATACTGACTCCCATTCATCCTCAGTAATGCTAACTGCCTCATCCTCATTTTTGTTTACAATAATACAATTGCCAAAGAACAGTGTAGTATCAATCGGTGGTGGGAAATCATACTTATTTTCTTGGTTTGCCTTACCGCTAGTCTTTCCGAACACAGAGACAGAGTAATTTTTATCATTTACATCCTCAATATTCCACTCCGCATAACACTTAAATCCTTCAGGTGTTTTAAATCCTGCCTTTTTATATAGCTCCGATTCATCGTATGTTTTAATGGTAGTTTCCTTAATAGTTCCAGACTTGTCAACAATTAGAATAGTAATAGGCGCCATGGTTTGTATACATAGAATTACATCTATGTTTTTAATTCAATTTTTTAAAACATTTTGTACGTTGAATCGCAAAAATACTAATCTTTCATTTTTCTATATCATGTATACTACTATTTTGGGATTGTGTATTCAAATAATTGTATTTATATTTATCATTTATATTTGTCATTCTATTTGGATATATTTAAAAGATACTTATAGTACTAAAAAAACAAAAGATTTAGTAAATACTCAAGTTAGTAAATACAAACAAATTATTAGTGAATTGCAAGAAAACAATGACTCAAGAATATCTATGGCAAAAACTACCATTGAATTAGAATCCATGGATAACATTTTAACCAGTTTTATGGAAAATGAACTATCAGAATCTCGTTAAAAATGATTTAATATATTGTTTACTAGATTATATATGAAATATCCTATTACACTATTGTTTAGATATGATAATCATTCAAGGATTGACGGATTTATTGACCAAAACAAAGACAAGATGAATTTCTCTGTTACAATTACGAATGATTCTAATGACTTAAACAAAATGTTTGATTCAAATAATCATTTGTTAATTACATTTGGTCCAAGTGACAAAGAATATGCACCAGTAATAGATGCTATTTTACCACAACGCATGAGAAAGAGATGGATACATTTTAATGATATCCCAGATATAAATACATTAAATCAGGTTTTAAATACATGTTACATGAACATTATAACATGTGACGCAACACTTACTCGGCCAATATTCTCATTATTTACTACTTGTTATAACTCATATGATAAGATTTTTCGTGCTTATAATAGTATAAAAGAACAGACTTTGAAGGATTGGGAATGGGTTATTTTAGATGATTCTCCCGAAGACGACCATTTTAACTTTCTCAAAACTATATTCAAAAATGATAAACGAATACGATTATATAATCGTTGTGAAAACAGTGGCAGTATAGGAAATGTTAAAAATGAGGCTGTCATGTTATGCCGTGGTGAATATGTTATTGAAATGGACCATGACGACGAGATTTTACCAGATTGTTTATTAGATGCAGCTAATGTATTTGATAACGATACCGATATAGGTTTTGTCTATATGGACTTTGTAAATATCTATGAAAACGGTGCGAATTTCAGTTATGGTGACTTTTTCGGCCTAGGATACAGCGGCTATTATTGCCAGAAACATAATAACCAATGGGTAAACGTGGCCATAAGTCCAAACATTAATAATGTTTCTCTCAGCCATATTGTAGCTATTCCGAATCATCCCAGAATATGGCGAAAAAGTACATTGATAGACATGGGTAATTATTCTGAACATTTGCCCGTTTCTGATGATTATGAGCTTATTTTAAGGACTGCTGTCAATACCAAGATTGCCAAAATACCGAAACTTGGTTACGTTCAATATATGAATAACAATAACAATAATTTTTCACTCATTAGAAATGGAGAAATTAACCGTTTATGCAAGCAACATTTGTATCCTCAATGCTATGAAAAATATAAAATTAATGATAAAATGAAAAGTATGGATGCTTACGAAGACCCAATACATATCACGAATTGCAGTCAAATATGGAAACGTAAAAACTACGAATACAAATATTGCAATCAAATCATTAATGTAAACCATAAGAAACAATATTGCATAATTGGTCTAGATGCTTTCCGTAAAAATAAAGACATGCTTATAGAACTGTACGGCGACAGTTCCAATGACTTTTTACTATTGGATAATAAACACGATATTGGGGAACTAAGTAGGGAGCTTGATTATTTACAATTAGATAAGATGAAATGTTATTTTTTAAAGGACAATTCAGAAGAGGAATTAATACAGTATTTTCATCTTATTTATAAGAGTTGTGATGATTTTTCTATAATAAAATCCACTAATGAGAGAAAGGAAAAATCCAATAAAAATCAAAACAATCCACATAACAAACTTACTATTATTACCCCATGCATACGTCCAGAAAATCTTATAAAAATAAAGGAAAGCATTGATTTTGACTACGTAAACGAGTGGATAATAGTTTATGATGGGACAAAGATTGCTTCTTTACCAAATACAATTGAAAAACATGACAAAATTAAAGAGCATATATTCAGGGGTGAAGGAATTAGTGGAAATCCACAACGCAATTTTGCACTAGAATTAATAGAAAGTTTTGACACATATCTTTATTTCTTGGATGATGATAATATTATTCACCCAGAATTATATGAGTTATTGGATACTATTGAATCGGGTAAAATGTATACGTTTGACCAGTCTAGACCCAAAAACGTTTATCCTTACAAAACCTTCCTTCCAGGAAACAATATAGAACTATTTAACATTGATACTGCTATGTTCTTAATAGATTTTAATTTATGCAAGGATATACGATGGATTCCTGATAAGTACAATGCAGATGGTCATTACATCAAGGAATGCTACGAAGCCAATAAAGATAACTGGGTCTATGTGAATAAAACAATGGCTTATTATAATAGGCTTGTCTTATAATTTATACACATTTGAGCATTGTAATCCGCACTTTGTGCGGATTGTGTTCAAATGCAACGTTTCCGATAAATCAATTAAGACGCACAAGAAGTGTGCGAACTTAAATGTTTATCGGTGTAAAACAAATATAAAAGCAACTCCCGTTTATTAAGTAGCGGTCCATCATAATTAATACATTATCATGGAACTTTCCCAAAATCAAACTACTCAACTTATGAAGCGTTTTCCTGAGTTTGAACTTTCCTATGAAACGATTTCCCATAAGAAAGTTTCACCAAAATACGATATTTGTATGGCTATACCTACAGGGAAGAAATGTTTCGCATGGTTTACTTATCATAATGACCATGATGTTTGTTACTTGTTGGATTTGAATAGAGAGAAGAAAATTACAAAATCTACTGTTATTCAGACAGGATTTGATAGGAGTCTATCGTTAGGAACTATTGTCTATGGTACGTGGATCAAAGAGCAAAGCTTGGGCAAAGAACAGGGTTCGTGCAAAGAAGAGAAGGAGGGTGCAACTGAAACGCAATGGTTCGTATTAGAAGATATTGTTTTTTACAAAGGAATCCCAATGAAGAAGTGTGGTTTTACTGAACGTCTTGCGTTTATCGCAGAATTAATGGGACAACTCAAACAAGAATTCCGTAAACCAACAGATACTGTTTTTGTCTTGCCAATGTTATGGCAGGTTGAATTAAAAGAGTCTATGGAAGACTATCCTACTAGTATTCCTAGTGAGGTTACTGATTCAGTTTATTACCAAGTTCATCATATTCAATACAGAAGTTGTGGCGAAATTATGCCCTATTTGAATGTCAATATTAATAAAAAGATTGGTGCTAGTGAGCCAAAGAAATCTGTGTTACCATTGCTTATGCATGACAACACGAAGTTGCGTATGGATTTTACAAAACCACAATATAAATATCCTACCGTATTTAGAGTAATGGCTGATTTACAATTTGATATTTACCACCTTTTTGCATATGGGAAAGATAATCAACCTATCTATTATAATATTGCATATATCCCGAATTATAAAACAAGCGTTATGATGAATGGCTTGTTCAGGAACATTCGTGAGAATAAGAATCTGGATTATATTGAGGAGAGTGATGATGAAGATGATTTTCAAAATATGAATATAGATAAATATGTTCATATGGAGAAGGTTTTATTGATGGAATGTGTGTTTAATAATAAATTCAAACGGTGGACGCCGATGCGTATGGTTGGTCCTAGGGAAAAAATAGTTCATATTGGGAAATTGGCCGTATACTAAGTGTTTATTTTCCCTTCTCAACAATAACCTCTTTTAATACATTTTTCATAATTTTATCAATATCTTTCTCTTCTTCCTCTCTAGAATAAGAACCAAGAGCACTCAGTGAGATTTTCATATATTCATTGTTTTCAGGTGTATCTAATGTCTTAAAGTCAGGATTTTGTTCTTGCCATGCAGGTAATTGTTGCAGATTCTTACGAGCTATTTTCTTTACTACTTGCTTTAAAGTACTCTTTTCATTGCTTTCTTTCTCCCAAACGTCCTTATCTTTGATATAAACAGTTTCCCTTTTTATGTCAGTGCAATGAAGCGGACGCTCGTGGACATCTAATTCCTTTAATTTATTAATAAATATACGTGAAATACCTAAGACATAACCCAATTTTCCAGTGGCTTCTAAGTCAGATACTTCTAGCCTTAAAGAATCTATAAAATCAGTAATACTAATAGCATCTTTGCATTGCTCATTGAGAAACATGTTTAGATTGAAATTATTTTGGACATTGTTCTGTATATTGTTTGTGACATGGGGTTTCTGGGATATTTCTATAATTTTGTTTTGAAGTTCTTGATTCTGTTTTTGAACATCATTGTTTTGCTTTAACATTTCCATAATTAAATCATTAGAAGTTGTGTTATTAGTTGATTCCAATGGCTTATTACAGTTTTTGCGATGGTTACACAAACTAGAAGCGTGCTTATATTCTTTTCCACAGTCACAAATAAATTTATCTGTTGGTGTTGTTTGTTCAGCTTCATTTCGCTTATGTTTTTTTGTAGCTAGATGTGCTATCCAATTACTATTTTTTGTTGCATTAAAATTACAGCTTTGGCACCAGAACTCGTATGGTGAACCCGGCATTTTTTTATTAGGATTTATTAGGCATTTTTTCCGAACGTCACAATGTTGATTTTTGTTGAGTTCCATTGTGACGATAATATATAATACATTGAGATTTATTTTTTTGGGCATTTTCCGCATTTTTTATTTCGCCTAAAGAAAAAATGCCGGGCATATTTCGCATAAAAGTATTTAAATTCTTATGCAGCACCATTTTCAATGATTATTTTGGCATTTAAAGCATATAACTGCATAATCACAAATTCGGAGACCCTTTATAAATTTTATTTTCATAAAAGTAAAAACGGACAAAAATAAATGTCCAAAATCAAAAATGGGTCCGACTTTATTACTTGGTTTCTTCAAGGGTTTACATATTTTTTATAAAAGTATTTAATTGGCGCTTTTCCTAATAATTAGGCCCTTTTCCTAATGCTAACGTTTTTGATTTTATTTATAAATATTTATTACCATTATAAATGATATTTATACAATTATTATTTTGGGCGTTTTTCTATTAGGAAAAGGGCCTAACAAAAAAATGCCAAATAATATTGCGCATAAAAGTATTTAAATTCTTATGCAACACACTTTTCAATGATTATTTTGGTATTTAAAGCATCTGACTGCATAACCAAAAATTCAGAGACCCTTTGTAAATTTTATTTTCATAAAAGTAAAAATGGACAAAAATAAATGTCCAAAATCAAATTCGATCCCGATTTCTTTACCCTGTTTTTCTAAGGGTTTTAAATAATTTTTATAAAACTACTTAATTTTCTTATAAAAAAGATTAATTTATCCCGTTTATATAAATGGCAACAGAAAGGAGAAGTAGATTTAGTTATATTATGCATCCAAAATATAATAAAAACAAAATTGTTCCAATTGAAGGTGTGATACATTCATTAGACCCAGTTGCTTCAGTAAAATATACTGAATCTAATCCTAGTTTTGAATCAAATATACCGATTGCTATGCGAATGAGTTCTGAAAAAATTGTAGCAAAAACAACAGCAACGAAACCAATTATATTACTTAGTGCGCAAGTGGTAGGAACAAGACCTCGTAAAACAATTACCGATTGGATATTTAGAAGGACCAGAAAATCTCCTGGTTTAGATGAGCCATTATTACCACAATTACTTGCAAAACCAACAAGAAGGGGTGGTAAACGAAAATCAGCAAAAAAACGCAATAGAACTAAAAAAAATATATAATATATATATAATGTCAGCATTAGGAAACGGTTCTTTAAGCGGAAGTGATTTTAAACAAGGGACCGTGTTGCCTAGTCAAACAACCACAGCAACTCAACCTGTTCCAACACAATATAATAGCAAACTTGTAGGTGGTAAAAAGAAGCGTTTAATTTCATCACGTTCTGGTAAACACTCAAAAATAGTAAGCACACATACTTCCCAAAGTAATAAAAAAAATAGATTGAGTTCATTAGGCTCAGTTAGAAATATGGGTTATACGTATAAATTATATGGTGGAAAGAAATCTCGTAAAAACCGCAGGAAGTCTAAGAAATGTATGTCTTTTTGGCCATTTTAAACCAATTTAGTCATCTAATCCAGACAGACCAGAAAAGTTAATTAAACATTTACCTTGACCAGAACCAATGCCATGTTTCGTATCAAGCTCATCATCCGAGTCATCCTTTGCGATTTTACATGTCCCAATATCATCCGTCTTAGTTTTAGGGTCAAATGTCCGCTTCCAAGTCGCATCATTTCCCCAATCAATAGCCATACCAGTATATGTTTTAGAGTCTATTTCACGAATGCGATAATTACATTTCTTATAGAATCTTCTGCGCTGAGCCCATTGATTTTGAAACAAATCATGAGAATCCACAATATCTACTATAATTGGATTCTCATGTTTTACTCTCAATATACGTCCAACAGATTGTGTAATATCTGTTTTAGGTGTAACCATAACCAATGTTGATAGTGATTTTATATCAAGAGCTTCTGCAGCCATAGCATAAGTAGCTAATACAATCTGTTTTGTTTCTGTTTCTTGTAAGTTCTTTTGTTTCATTCCACCCACATAATAACCTACGGGGGCAATATTACGATAAGTTATTCCATCATATAAATATGAAAGCAGTGACCGATTATGACATAATATCATAATTTGATTATCGGGCTCTTCTTCTACCAAATCCTTGATAACTCTTATAATAAAATCGCTGCGCGGACCAAAATCACATAGTTTTGTTATCATAGTACTGTATTTGGCTGTTCCACGGAAATCTACTTCTACTTCGTTAAATTCTGGGTCATTGGTTTGATAACGAATCGCCCTCACAGATACTAAATCATCATCCTCTCGTTTTTCAGTATAAATCTTTTCACCAATAAACATGTAAAGTACTTTGGTCAACTTATCTTTACGGTCAACTGTTGCAGAAATACCAAGCATATATGGAGTAATCGTTTTAAATAGGGTTCTTGAAAACTGTTCACTACCAATACGATGAACTTCATCAATAATCGTTAGACCAAAACAAGAGAAGGTTTCAATGGGATATTCTTTATCATATAACGTTTGAATCATACCAATAACGATATCATTTCCTTCAACATCAAATACCGAACCCTGGATTTTACCTACCTTAGCGCCTGGAAGAAATTCATTAATGCGGTCTATCCACTGGTTCATTAAGAATTCTTTATGCACAATAATAAGTGTCTTTTTCTTTAATATTGATATAATTTTTAGTGCAAGGACTGTCTTACCTCGTCCACATGGGACTTCCAGTATACCACCATTACCTTTTTGTTCGCTTTCACTGCATATAGTAGAATTTACATATTTCATATAAACATCAACAATTTTATCTTGGTAATCACGAAGAGGTTTAGGGAATGAAACGTCTATATTGTCGCCATCGCTTATTTCAGACTTAGAAGGAATGCCATAACGTTGAATTCCATAAAACCTGGGCAAATACATTTTATTGGCGTTTTCACGGAATACTGGGAATAAAGTGCTTTCACCAGCACCAAATGCATTCCCCATAAGAACAGGTTTTACAAATAGGTCTTTACGTAGGAATTCTTCATCTTGTTTAGATATAATACTCTTTGGGATAGTATAACCTTTTTTACCCAAATAGGATTGTGAACGAATAATGTTTTTGTATTCTTCGGTAACAACAAATTCGGTTGACTTAGGGGGTGGTGTTATGTTTTTCTTTTTGGCAAAGAACTTTCGCTTATACATTGGCTAATAATATATAGAATATTGTTTATATATTATTTATTAATTCTATTTAGGATGTTTCAATTTTCTAGTAGGATTGTTTCCGTTGTATTGAAAAAATATAATGGTATTGTATAAATGAATATTCCGAACGTTTTCAAATCATTTTCCCAACTGGAAATCGTATTGTTGGTTATTTTTATTTTATATATAGTATTACCCATTCAAACACCTGGTTTCTTGGCTGGTGCAATTGATTCATCTTTAGGTATGTTAAGCATTTTCATTATCACTGTATATTTGTTTTTCCACGTAAACCCTATTTTAGCAGTCGTTTACATCTTTGTTGCATATGAATTATTGAGACGCAGTGCTAATAAGACCGGAGGTGTAACATTGCTTCAATATACACCTACCCAAGCGAGAAAGGATTCTGAATTAAAGGCAATGAATCCTCCTCGTGCAGAGACATTGGAAGAGCAAATTGTAGAGAAAATGGCTCCTATCGGACACAGCGATCCTAGTATCTTCACATCCAGTAGCTATAAACCAGTAGCTGATAATATTAAGAATGCTGCGAATTACTAGAACACTACATTTATTTATACCTTTGAACGTGTTGCAATAATTATATTACATAAATAATTGTAATATAATTTTTTTAATCGTCTTAGCTAATGCAATTAGGCATTATTCCTATGTAGGTTGAGCAGGTCCCTGCGATGATAAAAATATAAACAGTGATACCCAAAGAGGAATATAAAAAAACAATGTCCAATACATGTGTTTTCTAAACGTAGGCTCATCAATTTTACCTGTACCCCATAACGACCCTAAAATAAGTAATGCTATAAAATTACATACTAACACATGAGTTAGAGCACCTTTGGTGCTAAATAAAAACGCAAAACATCCTGATAATATAGCGAATACTCCTTTTGAATCTGCTTGGGCTTCCGGGGCATTATTATCTTGTTGTATAGTCTCACCATTGTGCGTATTATAATCACGATCTAACTTTTTAATCATAATCAAAGAAATAGAAATTCCTAATACAACAAATCCAAATAAACCATTTGTAATCATTGAAAAATCACCATCCTCTTTAAATCCATAATAAAAAGATGCAATTATATATATAGCACAAACAATAATTATTAAAACATCAGCTGAACGTATTGTTTTTAATCTGGCATCCTTACCTGGTACATTATCTATTGTTTTATCTATTATAGCCATTTTATAAAGCATAGGAACGCCAATATAAACCAAAATAAGACCAAGACAAAACAAGAAAAAATTCACCGACGTTTTCATTAAATCTATTTTTTGCATATCATTAGAAAGAGCACTGGCTAAAGGAATATTATATGTTGCGATATCTTCAAGCGAAGAACCGGTTGGTTGGCAATCAATATAAATATCATCAACAACTTCTCTTCCAAGGATAGTATTGTCACTAGTTTCTGATGAAGAATTTGTCGCTCCAGAAGTTTCGCTTTCGTAGTTCGTTGGCGCAGAAATACTAAATAAATCGGTTGTGTTTTCAAATTTAGATATTAGATTTGAGATAGAAGCATCACCTAATTCTATAGGCTTTGTAAAAACAATAACAGTATTGTTTAGATGGATAGTATCTTTATAAATAAAACAATTTTGATTTTTTTTAATATCTTGTTTATCAAGAAGCATTTCGCAACTATTCTTATATTTGTTGGTAACGCCACTGTCGGTTACACTAGTAGAAGTTGGGTCAGATTGTATCATTGTAATAATGTTGTCTATAGTACTACTTTTTCCACCGTATGCCGAATCTTGTCCTTTTAAAAGAATACATAAAAAGAGTTTGTTATCATTGCTATTATTTTTGTGTTCTATTACTAATTCGCCAATTATGGTAGGGTCATCATCTGTAATTCCAGTAATATTATTATGTAACAGCGAAAAAATATACATATAAGTAGGAGTGTAAGTACTAGGAACACCTTGGTTTGCGTATACTAATCTTGCTCCATTTGAACCAGTACCTATAGGATATGTAATTTTATAATAATAATTAGCACTGGCTAAAATTTTCTTTTCCCATTGACCTTGATTAAATAGAATAGTCTCCGGGTAACTATAAGATAAAAATTTTCGGTCTACTGGTACAGATTTATCTTTATCAAAAAATGCCATTATAAACTATATTATACATAGATATAGTTTATCCAATAATAAAAATATTTTTGTCTAAAGTTGAGGTATATATTGAAATGTACTTGTTTCATAAACAGTTGCACGAAAGGAATCGTTATAACCTTCTACATAAACAGTATCGCCATTGCTTATATTATCGCATCCATACTCACTAGTGCAGCTTTTACCCTTTTGACTTATAGGTAGTTTTGTGTTTAAATTTCCTGTATTAGACATAGTATAGTATTGCCATTTATCTCTTCCTGCCATAGTTCTACGACCCATAAGTGGTAATATCATATCACTAGAACCAGACAATCTCGTTAAAATACCAACTTGTTGGTAGCCAGTGTTTAACCCTCTGGTTTCAATATTTACAGGAATAGCACCACGAATATCACCACCATAAGTTCGTGGATAGTATATTCCATCTGATTTCATTGGAGGCGCATAAGGGTCATTAAAAGGGTCAAGCCGGGCAGAAATACCACCTAAAGTATTAATTTGAGGTGGCTGGGTAACAAAGATAACTTTTGTAGAATCACTACCACCATAAAGTCCTTGGCCCGTTCCTTGGCCCGTTCCTTGGCCCGTTCCTTGGCCCGTTCCTTGGCCCGTTCCTTGGCCGTTCTTAGAAATAGTATAATAAAAATAAACAACAAGCACCAATATGACGAATAATAA